AGAAGCTGAGGAAGAAGCTGAGGAAGAAGCTGAGGAAGAAGCTGAGGAAGAAGCTGAGGAAGAAGCTGAGGAAGAAGCTGAGGAAGAAGCTGAGGAAGAAGCTGAGGAAGAAGCTGAGGAGGAAGCTGAGGAAGCTGAGGAGGAAGAAGCTGAGGAGGAGGAAGCCGAGGAGGAGGAAGCCGAGGAGGAGGAAGCCGAGGAGGAGGAAGCCGAGGAGGTTGATGTATTCGAAATCACACTGAATGGAAAAACCTATTATACTACGGACGATGTAAATGGAATAATCTATGCGGTGGATGCAGATGAAGAGGTGGGTCCGCAAATAGGAGTTTTCAAAAATAGAGTTGCCATATTCAAATAAAAACATAATGAATTGAATGAATGATCAATATGTTTACAAAAAATTAGAAAAACGATCATTTTTTTCTGTATGAACGTTTCTTCTTAGCGGTATAACATCGTCGTTTCTTCTTTCGTCGAGTTAAATACCCACCAAAGATGACCGGTTTTTTATTTTCATGTTTTAGTATTCCATCCAGGATCAATAAATATAATATATGTATTTCCATGTCGCGTTTAAGCTTATCTTTTTTAACCGCGTCCACTTCATTCACATAGCTAATGTTCAAATTTTTCATCTTATCCTCTATACCAACCATTGTTTTCTGAATATTGGAAATTAATACGATACTCTTTGATTCTAGCGACTTATTCCATTTGGTGAGATGATTATATACTTCAGTAGCATAACCGACGTTATTCTTTAAAAATTCGATAATAGTGGGTTCTTTGAACTGATATACCGAAGATAAGGTTTCGTATTTGCTAGTTATCTCCGAATTATTTTGCAAAATATACGTATCAAAATTGGGAACAATATTATCCGTGGATCCAGCCATGTTATTCGAACCGATTGAGGCGGTCGAATTAAATAGATATCGGTTCTTCATCACATTCCACGAGGTAGTGGAAACCTTGTTCATGTTGTCCAATAGCATCTTCACTTGATTTCCCAAATACTCATCCATATACGAACAACTCATTGCGCTTTCGTTTTGTGAATTCAACTCCTTATCAATCAAATCGAGCATAAGGTAAATTTCTTTTCCCGGTTTATCCGGATTGGCGTTTATTAGCATCGATACACCTACGTCTAACAACGGCTGAAGGTCGGCATTACGATCCGCCGTTCCATCTAAATATCGACCGATTGCATACTCAAGCAGACCGGTTATTCCAGATGGGTCGGTGGTTTGGTTAACCGCCGTTTGAAAGGCGGTATTTGTAGAGAGACGATTGGTCCGAAGTTCCCGCAATAGATTGTTATATACACGCTTAATCTGTGAATTTTCAGCAGATCCAAACTGTTTATATTTGCGATAATAGGAGACTAGCGGATAATACACAGGGTGGTTCATTAAGTCATTTAACCATACTATCTTTTGAATTGTGTATACTTTACCATTTATACGTAAATAAGAATAAACTGACGATGAATTTGATCTAAATATGCCGGCTCCGCTACTTGTTGGCAGAGTCGTTGTATTTCCGTCGATCGTATCTTTTGACATACTCAGGTTGCTCACAACGGGAAAACTGGTTGGGAAAAGTAAATCTAACATGATCAAAATATTCGATTCTAAAGTGGCAGCGCGGTCCGTTTCCGGCACGTTCTCCGATTGTTGCGATAATAATTCTACAAAACGGTCTTCATTGAAAAAAAACTTGATTCGTTCTGGGTATTCCAGCTTGCTCAACTCTGATACAGGATATTTAACTGCAGAAGTAATAAATGGATACTTCTCCAATACAAACATGTTCTCGGGTTCTGCATTCGAGTTTGGTTGGTAGATGATATCTCGCGTAAACTCAACGTATTGTTTGGACATGGACGGAATATTCAGATTCAATCTCATAATAAGTTGTTCTGCATCAACAGTCTTAACCCCGGTATTTTCATTCATAATAGGTGATTAGTTATATTATGAATAGATTATAATATAACCGATGCGCTTATTTCATCGTATGACCTTGAAATTCAACTTCTTTCTTCTGCTTTTTTGCTTTTTCTAAAACGTGTTCAGCTTTTTTAATATCATCGTCTGTTATTTTTTTTCCACTTTCCTCGTCTTCGAGCAAGGAAATATGATAATCTTTGAATTCCTCTGGTAAAATGTAAAACATGCTTTCTTCGTCAAATAAATAATCAGTGAGCAGAATAAAACACAACAATATAATCAGCGCAATGTAGATGTCGCGAGTTCCCATCCATGCAATTGTAAAGATGAGAACATATTTGCTAAATCTATATTTTAAATATGCCTCCATTGTTTTACTCATTTTAATCGTTACAAATCTGGACGCAATATTCAGAGTGATAATCATCAATCCCGCGAAAATTTTGCTGTTGTTTATTGTTTGAACCTGATCATGTAAAGAACTTAATAACTCTCCCATAAACGACCGAGACCCTCGAATTGAATCCTTGCCCATTATTATAGTAAAACATTTTTATTCTGTGCCATCGATAACTAAATCACGCGGATTCAAAAATTATCTGAATAAAAATGTCCCCTCATATTATATACAGATGACACCTCTACCCTATCAGACACTGGCCGTTTCCGGTCTGGCCCTACTGGCCCTCGATGCCATGTATATAACCGCAACTAAACAATTATTTGCCGAGCAAGTCGCTGCAGTCCAGCGGGTTGCAATGACGGTTCGTATGCCCGGCGTATTTATGTGTTATGCACTCTTAATCGTCGGTCTCTATTATTTCATCCTCAAAGAAAAAAGATCGATTTTCGACGCGTTCCTTTTAGGCATAGTTATCTATGGTGTATTTGATTCGACGAACTATGCTCTATTCAAGCACTGGCGACCATCTATCCTCGTAATGGACACCCTATGGGGCGGAATATTGTTCGCTCTCGCTACCTATTTCACGTATGCACTATTGTATTAGCCAGCGGTTCGGCAGACCCACCAGGTTTAACCTTTTTGAGGACAGGAGTTGCATTAAATCGGTTGCAGAAATCCATCAAGGTAATCTGTTTTTCGTTTCCAAAGCCAATGCAATTGCATTTAATGATCGGTTTTTGTTCTTGTGTGTCATATCCCCAGCGTTGATGAAACTCTTCTAGATGTTCATCGTCCGGGAAATGCACTAGCTTTTGCTCATCATCAATTATTCCACCATACTCGTCAATGCGTTCTTTCCATACAGGAGACCTGTATGCATAGTATAACCAGTTAATTTCAAAATATTTAATCATCGTCTCGCGGTCAGGAATATCGATACTAAACAACGTATTAACTTCCTTGCGAATCGGATATCTACAAACGTAATTCATCACATTATAGGAATCGGGCAAATGTAGTGTTCGATAAGATACGATATCGTCATCGGTTAGATGAATGATAAACTTCGGCTTTTTCGAAACCATGGGTGGTTTCTCATGACAACGAATGTTCCAGTAGCGCGTAATGAATGGATTGAGATCATAATCTCGATGCGACATAGTGAGCACGATAGAACCGAGTAGCCATACGCGCTCCGGATATTCGGCCCATTCGTTCAGTGTGTTATTGATAAAATAGGTCATTTTTTTGTTTGTTTCGTAATAAACTTCTTTGTATACGTTCAATAAGAACTCCAATAATTCTACGTGAAATCCAGAATAATACAATTCATAGGTCCAAAATAGAGATTCGTATCCGTTCTTTTCTAGAATGGCAAACAACAGCGACTGTTTTACTTCCACTTTATTGTATAAATAACGAGTAAATACGATGCATTCGTCGCCATTGCCTACACACAATGCACCGTCGGTAGTATCTTCTTCTGAATCGTCGATTGAATGCGACATGGTTTATCTAATATAATACTCATCTTATTATATTATTTTTCTATCAATTTTATTATGTGGATGTAATCACAGTTTGTGATTAGACAAGCGGATTTATGCGGGTAGAAATACACCCGTATTATCGTCAACAAATATTTAGTAAAAAATCTACTTCTAATGTATAATGACAAAATCCAAAGGAACTGCTTCTCGGAAACGGGACTTGTCAAAAGAGTGCGGTGGCGATAAATCAAAGAAACGAGACGTATCATCTGGTGGTGATAAATCAAAGAAACGCGATGTATCCACTGGCGGCGATAAGTCAAAGAAACGCGACATGTCAACCTGTGGCGGCGATCGTTCAAAGCGGAATAAAACCCGTAAGATGTCGGATGGCAACTCCCATGCGCACACAGTCAGAGTCATGTTAGAAATGTTAAACATGGTCAAATTATACCACTGGAAGACGCGTTCCTATGCACAGCACAAGGCAACCGACCAGTTATATGAGAACCTGAACAAGAATATTGACAAAATAGTGGAAGTATTATTAGGAAAAGAGAACACGCGCATTAAAATGAGCGATAAAAAAATGGATCTCATTGATAGTTCCAACACCCAAGACTTTAAAGGTCGTATCTATAAATACAGAGAGTTTTTACTTGATTTGAATAATGTTTTCGATGCGAAGCGCGACAGTGATCTTTTGAGCATTCGCGATGATATTTTAGTCGATATTGACCAATTTTTATATTTGATGACATTCGATCGATACTAAGCACTACGAATTCTTTGCATAGACAGATAACATTCCATATGCGGATGGCATTTTATCTAATGGATATGGATATCTCCCATTAATTTCGAATAATTTGCGTATATGGGGATTTGCTCGGTGTCGTAAAATAACGCATCGTTTTCGATATGTCCGCCGCCAGTGGCGTTGAACCAGACGTATCCAATATGTTTTTAATATCATAGAATAGGTTCCATCCGTTAATATGTTCAGGGTCATAACTTGTAAAATCGGTCGGTGTATACGAACTATTCCATAGGCATACAGATATTGAACTATCGTATTATGTGGATATTGGAAATAGGTCTGCGCAGATACTGTATTCGACATGATAATATGTGCATCCTTTGGCATGCGATGCGCTAGTCCAATATAGGTGGTTCCGTCTTCTTTTTCAGAGTAGAAATGGGCGGAATCCTCTTGGTGGATTGTGTCATATTCTTCGGTATCGGAATCGCTAGAGGTATCATATTCGGAATCCGTCTGATTGTCGTCGTGATCATCATCGTCGTCGGAGGAGGAAGCCCGTATAATAATGCTGTTTCGGGAGGAAGGAACCGAGCTGGTATAACTAGTAGTTTCGCTATGCATTATTCAATATATAATGCATTATTAGATAAGTTAACATAGACATGTAGAGACCAAAAGAATCAATTTTATCCCACTAGATGCCATCTTGATCGGATAGTGTTTTGTCAAAAGAATATAATCATAAATCGCGATATATCTATAGAATGACCATTTATCACTGTATTTTGCTAATCTCATTACTCGCTCTACGCGTTGCCTTTGGCCAACCGATTGCCAGACACCAACTCGTCGTATTGGATGAGGATAAAAAAGGTGTTCGCGCGGGCGATACTAAACCCGGCCAGGTTATCCGGTTAAAAGGGTTTGACCAGTATGGCACTAAGCTCACCTATATCATCACGAAATTACCACTCCATGGAACCCTATATCAATTGTCCTACGTTTATAGCTTGCATGGATACCCTCCCATCGCCGGAATACAGATAACCAGCCCGAGAACGATTGTCTCCGGTTCTATGTATCGTGTCTATTATGTTCCAACCATTCGATCTGCATGTAGCGCACGAGCCGACGTATTTTCGTTTACAACCACGGACGGATCTAACGAATCTGCGGAAGGAAATGTATCCATTGTGGATGCAGATGGAACTATTGTTTGCAGCGATTTTTTATTAGGAACTGAAGGATGGACAGTTATCGGTAATAAAGAACCCACGTCAAATCCGGTATATGAACCATACAGCAGAGACAAGACATTTACTCGGTATATTCATGCAAGTGATAATACGATTCATATGAGTCCTCGCGGAGAAACAGATAGATCTCGTTGGTATTTCCAAGCACCGTCAAAGTTTCTAGGGGATTTCAGTATAGCCTATGGTGGATATCTTCGCTTCTCCATTAGCCTATTTGCAGGGGATATAACACGCCTGAACAAAGAGGTTAGTTTAGTAGAATTAGAATGTAAACAGTGTGGATACAAAAACGGCATAACCGTAGCTTATCCGTTATCCAATATTGAATTCATGCACAACATTGCCTACATCGAAATCGCATTATTAGAAACGGCAGGTTGGCAGAAATATCCTCGTGATAGTTTGAAACCTAGCAAATGCGAGTTTATACAAGTATTGTCGCGGCTCTCAGGACTTCGTATTTTGGGCGATATTTCCACCGGATATGAAACAGTCGCATTGGATAACGTGTATATACAAAACAACCGGTATGATGTCCCCGTTATGTGCAACGAATAAACTGAATCGCGGTTCGAAAAAAAACGCCGTTCAACCGTCTATACATACAAACTTTGTGAGGTCGTTATGTATTTCAAAATCATCGGTTCAATCTGTGAGAATTTATACAGCGCATCGATGTTGCCACATAGAGTGAATACGTTTATCCATTCTTTCGCCATCGTTGCAATTTTCAACATGGCTTTGGTGATATCACCTATAGAAATCGATTTATTGCTAACATCGTTTTGAATAAACCGTTTGCATTCCTCTTCGGTAGAACAGTCGCACCACTGCATCGCTAAATCAATAATATCGAATTGCAGCGATTCCGTATAGTTGATCCCGGTTCGCATTTGCATGTCTCCTTCCCGCGTTTCATAGGAATGATACATGTCGGCCACCGTCCGAATTTTCTCTTTTAAAAAGTCGTCATCGGTTATCGGGACACTATGGCGTATATCGTCCGGCACTTTCACGTCGGTGAAACAGGAGAAGAGTCCAACCAATTGTTTCGGCGAAAAGTCTGCGAATTGATTCCACGACTCCATCAAACTAGTTATGATGAGCGGGTGAATTTCTGCAATATTGGATGCGATTTTGCCTAGATTGGTAAATTCATAGGTAGGTTTGTCGTCGCGGATAACTTCATTTATAAACCCATCCGCGAGCAATGTCGACACGACATGATCCGTCTGGGTTCGAATATAATTTTGTGTATAGGTTATGGATTCTTTTTCAGTAAGGAGTTGTGTTTCTAATGCTTGTAATTCGCGAATACGGGTGAGGTCGGGTTTAATATGTTTATATTCGTCCGCAATTCGCTGCAATTCGCGCTCAGCATTTTTACGTTTCTTATTGACGGAGTTATTGCAAATTTCTTCTTGTTGTAAATATTCCACACAGACTGTATACGGAGTGTTCGCCTTTTCCACGAAGGATTTCTTTTGTGCAATCGCAGTTTCTAGGTCGGCAACCTGTTTTGTTTGTCGTGCAATGCTACTCGTTATTTCGCGGTGCACCATACTTTTTTCTGAAAATTGATGAAAATCGCTCGTTTGTCCATTTTTAATTAAATTTAATACTAAAGAATAAGAGATGTAATACTTTGATACGAGTTTTTGTGGGACCCCGCCCAAAATAGCTTGATATTCGCCCAATGTCGGAGGCGAAAACAGGTTGTTGCAATGCACCACATGTCCGACTGTATCGATGCCACGCCGCCCGGCTCGCCCAGCCATTTGTGTATATTCATGCGACATCAGATAACGTTGTCCCTGTCCGTCAAATTTCGTCAGACTCGTAAAAACGGCGGTTTTTATCGGACAGTCGAGCCCAATGGCGAAAGATTCCGTCGCAAACAACAATTTGATATTTCGTTTTGAGATCATCAGTTCTACAATTTCGCGCAAAACAGGGATCATGCCAGAATGATGAATTCCAATGCCTTTTTCTAGTAAAGAAACCAATTGGTTATATTCAGGGAGTTGCAAATATTCCTGGTAATTGGGTAGCTTGCGCACGATTTGTTCACATTCACGACGAACCGTATAGGCAATCTTACTATCGAATTCGGTAAGAGGAACTGTTATATCATGAGCACATGATTCAACCTGTTTGCGAGAAAACACAAATGCAATGGCGGGGAGCATTTCACGATCGCGAAGAAAGAGACACAATTGGTTTAATACGTGCTTGCGCTTTGACTCCATATTATGTGTATCAAATAGTTTCGTTAACCGAACAATCTGTTTATATCCATTTTCGTTATACTTCCCGTTTGCATCTTGCAATGGAATCAGTGTATTGGTCGCATCACGAATGTCTTTTTGTTGATCCTTATCGCGAACAGATTTGAATATCGATTCCGTAGTAGTGAGAAAGCCATAGTGGGAGAGTGGAACGACTCGATGATTTGTAGACGCGAGATAAACCTGTTTACCATTCGCTTCACCGGATTCACCTCGTTCACACCAATCTGCAAACCCCGCAGGGTTGTCGATTGTAGCAGAAAGCATAATCATTTGCACCTGACGAGGAAGCATTAGAATTGTTTTTTCCCATACTTGTCCACGATCGGCGTCATTAATGTAATGAACTTCGTCGAATATAACACAAGCAAGTTCGGTTTGCACGTCTATTTGAAATTGGAGTCCGGTGTTTGTCGGTGCAGGTAATTGTTCGTCGGCGCGATTGATAGCGGTAAATAGATAGTTCATGAGAATTTCAGTGGTCATAATGAGGACGTCGGCATCCGGATTGGTTTTAATGTCTCCGGTCAGAAGGCCGAACGATATTTCTGGATATTTTTGAGAGAATTCGTGATATTTTTGGTTAGATAGTGCTTTGATCGGACTAGTATAGATGACCCGCTTACCCGCGCGGGCATTCACGAAATGTTGAATCGCAAATTCGGCCGGAAGGGTTTTTCCCGAGCCAGTATGGGCGGTTATTAGAACATGATTTCCTTCGACGATCGCCTGAATCGCATATTTTTGAAAATCACTGAGTGGGTATGGATACAATGCAAAATACGGTTCATACTTTGTATTGCTAGGGTATGGTTTATCGCAAATAACGACCATTGTATAATAAAGGATGCTAGTATCGTCTAAGTAATTTATGATTCAATTTTTACACCGATGAACGAACAAGTTTGTCCATTTCACGTTCGAAAAATCTGGTTGGCACTACATATTTTGCGTGCATCTGAATAGACTCAAATACGTATGTAGAAAGCGTCGCCCCAACCATATTCCCGATAGACATGGGTTGCCGCGCGTTGAAACCCGAATTGTAATAAATAGGCATCAATATCAGACATTTGATCGCAACCCTTATACACTTCTTCAACGTTCACCTCGGTGTAGATATAGTTGACATGTTTTAGATATTTTTCCATAGATTTCAACGCTCTTAATTCGACACCTTGAATATCCAAATTCATAAAGTTCAGCTTTTCAATCGGAAGATTGTTTTGTTCAATGAATGTATCCAAACGAGTGGTCTTCATCGCACGGGTGGACACGATCTTCACGTGTGGATGATGCATTTCGTGGGATCCGAATTCCAATATAGAAGAGCTAGCCACATTGTTTGTTATATGAAATGTAATCTCTTTATCGTCTTCATCGGAAATAACCGCTTGGTAGATTTGTAGATTGTCGCCATACTTTTGTTTATTTTGATCAATCTTTTCTTGCATGGCGTCGATCCAATAGATGTTCTGATCGCTAATATTAAACCGATTATAATCTTGTTTTTCCTCGCAGTCATGCGCACCCACATGTAAAATACCGGTGATATTCAGGTTGAATGCCTGTATTAGTTGTTGGAACGAAATAAGCATCGTATATATATAATAGACAAAAACTATTTAAGCATTTTCGACGAATTATAATATTCAAACGTATATTATTTATGACCACCGAATTACGAGTTCTAATCATCGGCGATTTCCATCACAAAAATCAACATGGTTGTCGATTAATGTTCCGAAATAACCCACTCAACTGTAAGTTTGGAACTATAAATGATATTGACGATTATGAGAACATATACAGTCCTTCTGAAATAATCGACACATCCAACTATCCAAACAAAAATTTCGTCTTCGGGCCTCAATTCTCTATCTTTCCAGACAATCGTTTATTGCAGTTAAACAGCCACTACCACAACAATTCGATTTATGTTCAACCTAGCGAATGGGTCGTAAATTTATGGAAATCAATGGGCGCCGAATCTGTATTGCCCTTGCACACATTTGCATTTCCAGTCGATGTTGACCGTTTCTGTCCATTAGAATCCAATATTCGAACCAAGGTATTTATATATTTTAAAATGCGAAACCCGAAGGAATTAGACGCACTGTGTCATTATTTAACCCAGAAAGGGGTCGAATATGTGGTGTTTGATTATGTAAAACGATACAATGAATCCGATTACTTAACCTATATGCAACAGGCCAAGTTCGGTGTTATATTGGATGCGAGCGAAAGCCAAGGCTTTGCAATAGAAGAAGCGTTGTCATGTAATGTGCCCTTGTTGGTATGGAATGCACGATATATATCGCAAGGATATGGAAGTAGATATGCAGACATACCGTGTTCTTCGATTCCTTATTGGGACGAACGTTGTGGTGAATATTTTTACGACTTGGACGAATTGGATCGAACCTATGAAACATTTATAAACAAATTGGACACTTATAGACCGCGCGACTATATATTAGACAACCTAACCCCTGAACGATGCATGGCAAGATTCGCGGAATTATTTTCGGCGATTCATTGAAGCATTGTTTGTAAAAACCATTTAGAATAAAGACATTTTAGATGTGTAAGGGAGCATATTATGTCTTATCCATATTCAACTTCATGTGGCGAAATTGGGAAAATATTGCATGTTATCTTGAATTGGGTCCTTCCATATAAGCAGGACGGCGTTTTTGTTGAGGTAGGCGCAAATGATGGGATAACAGGATCATTTACATATAATTTAGCAAAGATCGGATGGACGGGACTTAATTTTGAACCGGTTCCACGACTCTATGCAAAGTGTGTAGATAATCATAGAGCACATCCAAATGTAAAAACACTTCCGATTGCAATCGGAGAATCCTCCGGGACAGCATCCATTGTAGATGCGGATACATTATCTACAATGGACGCAGATATGCGTGATGCCTATCATACTATACCGCAGTTCTCAACTAATTTTGTTGGCGCGAAAACACATACGGTGAAAGTTGAAAAGTTGGATACAATGTTAGAAGAGAATGCGATAAATAATATTGATATACTAGTGATTGATGTAGAGGGATATGAAGAATATGTATTGAGAGGTTTTTCGATTGAAAGATATAATCCATCTGTTATTATTATAGAAATTGCGGATCAACATCCCGATTTTATAAATAATGCAGTTATAATGCAGAAATACAACAGGTTGCGATCATACTTTAATATCCATAATTACTCGTTATTAGTGAACGATATCGTAGACAATGTTTATATAACAAACGAACTATATGAACGGTTGCATCCTGATATTATTCAATATATACAAAAAATGGTTAATTTTCCTCAAAAATCGTTGTAATATGTGTGATATTTACCGGAATCAATATATGTTGACTAATGGAATATTTTTGAACTTGGACGCAACCAAAGAAAAGCCTGAATTAGATGCTGCGACAATTGTATCTGAATTCGACATCAAATATAATTCCGTTATCGTATCCAATGTTTGTTTTTCGGTCGTGTTTAACAACCCCGTATGGCCAATCTGACAAGACGTTATTATAATGTGATTATATTTCGATTTTAGTTGTAGTTTATAATGGTTGTTTTCGCAAAAAAATAGTATGGTTTTATCGATATTTGCTTCGATCAGATCGCACAACCGTTTTTCATCGTAATATCGTTCATCATTACAACACAGAACAAATGTCTTGTCTGTCTCTAGATATCTATCACCAAGTCTTAGATGTATAGAAATATAATTTGTCATCATTTGCGGTAATATATGTAAACTGTTTCTTCTAACTTCGTCCGAAAATTCGAAAACGTCTTGTCCGATAATGTCTATGCCGTCATGGGTAAAGGTTGAATAAAACAAATATGGGCTCACTATATTATATGCATTTTTCGGCAGGTTTGCCATTGAGTTTATGTCAGAAACATTGTGTGTGAAATCGATTTCGTCGCGTCGAATATACATTTTTGCATGTTTCAATTGAATGTATTTTTCGATCGAGATATTATTGACTAAATAATATAATTTATAGTTGCGTTTGATACATAATGATAATGCATACATAAAAAATTTGATATTATCACCTATACCTCCTTGTCCTATTTGGAAATTATAAACGACTTTTGTGGTAAAGGTGTCGTATTTTTCAATGTATTCTTCCATCTATATGTATACCATATATTGTAAATCACGAATTTGTCGGCAAATATGTGATTTACAATATATGGAAAAAAATATATAGAAACCTCGGCGGATTTATCCTATAATGAGTTCAACCTATTTGACAACCCATTTGATAAACTGTATAAATACAAACACACCTGTATTGTTTTCAAAATATGGTGACGGTGAGTATAATTGTGCAAATTTTTATACCGGATCTAACTGCGATTTAACTAGTTATACACCCAAGCTGGGAAACGATCTTATATCTGCATTTACGCATGTTTCTGCAGTTGAGAATTCTTACATTGGTTTATGGCATAATATAGAAAATGTTAAATTTTGGGAAAAGTTTGCAACAAAACCGATTCAATGGGCAAATTACCACTCTATATTGATATCGTGTGAAGATATGACCCCCCAAAATGAAAATTTGTCTAATAAAATTGCTCTGTATAAAACGATTAAAGAATCCAAACTAAAAAAAATAGTTGTTTGTAATCTTCTATTACAGAAAATACAACCGCTGTTAAACATAGATGATTTGGTATTTGTTGATATCAATAATTGGTATGAATCTGAATTTAATAATGTAATCAATCATATAAACGAACTTACAAAGGATAATGAACACTTTATATTGCTAACTTGCTGTGGTATGGCAGCAAAAATATTGATCTCCGAATTAAATAAACTCCATCCGAAGGGAATTTTTTTGGATTGTGGATCCGCATTTGATTTTATATGCACAAAACGTGATTCGCGTGGGTTATACTATACCTACGAAGATCTGTGCAATGTGATGAAAGAACTTTTGCCACCTGATTGGGAAAACGATAAATACAATGAAATCTATAATGTAGCAAGGTATCGTCTCGGTCTTCATTTACGGTGATTCGTCCGTATATTGTAAAAAAACATAATATTACGTATATACAATATATAT